CATGAAACAGATATCACCGATGCGCGTAAGCAAAATGCTGTCGCTGCTGTACGGTACTCGCCATGTCGTGGAACGCTGGGTTAGGGAATCCCACACGTCGCTCATCGGCTTCAACACGTTGAACAATGCGACTGGTGTGCCGATGGTGATGCCGTCCAGCGGGATGCGGTACAAGGGCATGTCGTAGGTGGTGCCCCCGTCCAACGGGCTGGTGGTGTTCACGGCGGGGTCGGTGGGCGTGCCCGTGGTGGGCGTGCCCCTGACCACGACCAGTTTCGCGCTCTCGATGTTCTGCGAGCCCTTCGCATAGCGGCATACGATCAGGTCGTTGCGTTTCTGACCCTGCGACCCGTTGGTGACGATCAGGTCCTCGGGCGTGCCTTGGCTGACGTGACGGCCCTGCATGACCAGCTCGCCCGTGCCGATGGTCACCTTGTTCGCGCTGACTACCGTGATTTTGAACTTGTCGTGCACGTTCAGGACATAATCGTCCAAGCCGAGGATGCCGGCGTTCAATCCCGCCGCCTGCTCCGCTGTCGCGTGCGCCTTGCCCGCATGACCGGTAACGAGTTCAGCCATTCCGCTTGCCTCCGTTCTGCATCCAACTGTCGAAGCTGTTATCAAAGTCCTTGAGCTTGTTCACATAGTCCGCGTAATCCTGATCGCAAAACAGGTAGTCGTGGACCGTGCCGGAGGAGTCCAACCGGTTGACGTTGTACCACGTCTTGATATCCGGATCGTCCAAGTCCTTGTACCATTTGTTTCTGCCGCACCGGTCGCATTGCATGACCGTCGCATTGTCGATACGCGCCATAATCGGCTCCTTACTGTTTATTCGGCCTCATAATCGACGGACATCACGCCGCCCGAGACCTTGACGATTTTCTTGCTGATAGTCGCGTTGACGGTGATGCCCGTGAGATTATCCCTTGCGGTCACGGTGTCGCCCACGTCGAACACCACGTTCGCGTCATCACGGACGGTGACCCTCACATCACCCTCGGATTGCAGATCCTGTAGTTTCTCACGTGTCTTCTGATTCAGTTCGGCGGTTTCGGCGTTGCTGTAGTCGTAGACCTGCGTTATCTCGTCCACGCCCCTGAGCGACTGGGATTGGCTGACATTGCCTTTGGCGTCCGCATACCAGTGGACGACGGTTCTCGCGGCCAAATCGCCCTTGCCCAGGCCGATGAGATGGTTCGGTTTGCGCCACGTGTGGGTCGCGTCGAAATCGATGAGGTCGCTGTCAATCGAGTCGCCGTAATGCGCGACAGGCTCAGCCCAGATGTTGACCCGGCCGGACGCATAGGCAAGCCTGAGTTTCAGTCCGTTGGCCTCGCACATCTTCCTCAAACCCGTATAGCAGTCCGTGTAGCGGTCGAACCGGTAGCTTTTGATGGTCTGCGCGCCGGCAGTGGGCGAGTCCACCGCGTCGAACACGCCGTCAAGGCCGACGCGACTGATGAGCGAGCCGATGACCGTGCTGGCCGTGCCGCTCACGGTGAGATAATCCTTGCCCTTATCAGGCTCCAAAATCTTGTTCGCCAACATGCCGTGCCACGTGCGACCGCCGTAGGTGAGGGTGCTGCGGCCGTCCTTCAGCGAGTCCTTCAGGGAGTCCACGACGCCCCCGCATTCGCCGCCGTCGAAATACACGTAGCTACCGGCATCGATGAGCTGGTCCACGGTCAGTTCGAAATCGTTCTCGTCCGCGCCCCACGCGGCGTCGAGCGTGAAGTCCTCAAGGCTGGCTTGGTCCACGTGGCTCGCATCGGTGACGATCAGTTCCGCCATGGTGGCTCGCTTTCCTCCTGATAGACGGTCAAATCGACGCCGAAGCCGCTCCACTGCACGATGGAATCGCCAGCCGGTATCGGCTGGAAGATGTATTCGCCCCCGTTGAGACCGGTTCCGCGCCGGCCCTTGTCGAACACGTTGGTCTCGTCGCCGTTCTCGGCGGTCATGACGATGGTGCGACGGCCTGCAATCGAGGTGACGGTCACGTAGGAGCCCGAGGGTATGTCCATGTCGAGCGCGTACGTGTTGCCGCCCAACGTGAGTTGCGGGTTCGACACCGGTCCGAATATCACCATCTGGAACGGCATGGCAGTGGGCATGGGATTCGAGGCCACCGCATTCCTCGTGGTCGCCAGATAATCATGCGGATAATCATGCGGATAGTCGAGGTCCAGTCCGGGCGTGAGCGCGTCGCTCCAGAAGTGCTGCGATTCCCCGGCCTTACGCCAGATGCCGTCAAGCATGACCACGGTGAGCTTCTGCTGGATTATCACCGGCGTGATGGTCTGCGGCTCCGCCTTGACCACGTAGGCGCGAGTCGTCCAGCCGTCAGCATCAAACACACCGGGTGTTCCTGCGGCAACGTCGGCATCGAACAGGCGGCGCGTCGAATCCACCTTCTCGGGGCAGCGGACATAGGTTAGGTCAAGCTCGGCCTCGCGCGCCGTACGACTTACTCCGGTCAGACTCCGGTATCCGATGGTGTACGACCATTCGCGACCGCGCAGCCCATCCGCCGTCTGGGCCCAGGTATCGGGCCCTTCCAGTGGGATCGTCTCACCGGTCGAGGCGCATATATAACTAAGCGATCGCATTGCGTATCACCCTTCCGAGTTCACGACCATCCACCTCGATGCCAAGCTTCTCCATAATCAGCGGCATATCCGCGTGCAGTGCGCGCAGCTCCGATAGGAGTTCGCCGAGTAGTTCGCCGGACTGGTTCTGGTATGTGCCGTTCGCGGTGCCTGTGCCGACGCCCGAGCGTGGCGTGTCCATGCCGTGCATGAGTTCCATGCTGGCCGGGCTGATCGCGGCGCGGGTGGCGTCCACGAGGCCGGCCCGGCGTTGGAGCATACCCTCGGCCAGACCGTCGATGATGCTTTGGCCGGAGTAGAGGGTCCAGCCGTGGCCGCTGAACGGGCCTTCCTTCGCCGGGGAGTGCGGGAACAGTTTCGAGATGGCCTCCATCGCGTTGGATGCGGCGTCAACGGCGGCGCTGATGCCGTTCCTGATGCCTTGGGCGAGACCGTCCATGATGCTGCGGCCGGATGAGAGGAGCCACGAGCCCGCGTTGGAGAACAGGCTTTGTATGCGTCCGGGCAGGCTCTGCAATGTGCCGGTGATGCCTTGCAGGAACTGGTTGCCGGCGTTGCGTGCGCCCGCCCCCATCTGTCCGCCCCATGCCTGCACGCTGCTTATCGCGCCGGTCAGCCATTGCCAGATTCGTCCGGGCAGCGACTGGAGCCATTGGCCAAGCCCGGTCAGGAACCGGCTTCCCGCGTCTCCGGCCTGCGCCATCATCTGGCTTCCCCATGCCTGCACGTTCTGGATGGTTTGAGTCAGCCATGTCCAGATTTGTGACGGCAGCTGCTGTATCCAGTTCGATAGGTTCGTCACGAAGTTCTGTCCGGCTTCCATCGCCTTGGAACCCAGTTGTTGGGCGAACGCGATGGGGAGCATGATGGCGTAGCCGAGCCAGTAGCCGATGGTCTGCGGCAGCTGCTGGAACCATTGACCGATGTTGGTCAGGAACTGGCTCCCCGCGTCCATGGCCTTCTGCGGCAATGATTGGAACCATTGTCCGATTTCGTCGAGCTTGGCCTTCACCGGTTCCACGAACGTGGCCTTGAAGTCGTTGACGGCGGTGGCTCCGGCGTCGCCGGAGAAGAAGCTGAACAGGTTGCCGGCCATGTCGGCCAGCGAGCCCATCGGGTCGAGCAGGAATCCGATCACCTGGCCGAGGATGGGGAACTTCTCGTTGAGCCAGTCGATGCCGTCGGCGAGTTTGCCGACCGCCGACGCGATGCCGTCCAACACTCCGGCGACGGTCTCGACCACATTGGCGACCGCCCCGATGTACGCGGCGAATCCTTTCGCGGCGGCGGCGGCCGTGTCGAGCCCGTCACCCGCACCTTCGGCGGACTTCTTGCCGCCGTCCAACGCCTTGCCGAGCCGTTTCAATGAGCCGAGGACGTCGCCGAGCGCGGAGAATATGCGTTCGAGCGCGTCCATCCACGTGTCCAATGCGCCGCTGTCGGAGAGAGTGTCGGTGAATTTCTTCACCCATTCGGCCACGCGTTTGAGCTGGTCGGCCATCTTCTGCACGAGGTCGGCCGCGACCTTGATAACCGCACCCAGCAGTTCCGCGGAGCCCTTGGCCGAGTCGAAGCGGCCGGCCGC